GCCCTTGGTTGGTTCAGAGCCATCCCTCATGTTCACGGAAAGACCACCATTGGCTTTAACTCTGTCTAAAACTGATTGTGTTAAACCACGACTCACACCACCTGTTGCCCAATTACCATGAGAGGACTGGTCGTGGTCTCCATGCTTTAGAACATCTTTAGCACGAATTATTTCAATATCTTCAAGTTCTGTAACAAATCTATTCATTATCTAACCTTTGAAAAATAGCAACCTGTTCTTCAGAGCCTACATCAGTTTTATACCCAATAAACTTGAGTGGGGTACTCCTCGGTAATAATACTTCTTTTTCTCTATTAGCACTTCCTGTATTTGTAAATAAATCTGAGACAGCATTTTTCATATAATCAACTGCTAAACCCTTACCCTTTCCTGAAGAAGAAGGAAGAATAATTCCTGTTGTGTTATTTGACCCCGAAGTTAATTTTAGATTTTCCAAACTGTCTGCATTTTTAGAATCGGTTATATCGACTCTTGTTGTGGACAAAAATCCTTTATCAGTTAAAACATCTCCTTTTTGCAAGTTTTGAAAAACTACATTTGAAAATACACGATATAAATTTTTATCGCCAAATAAGTCAGGTGATTCCTCTATAAGTTTGTCTAAATCTGCAACTCTGTTTTCATTTATTCCACGAGATACTGAATCATAATACGAACCTTCTTCAAAAGGGCTAGTGCCTTCAAATCTTAAATATTTGTTAATTTTTAAGAAACCATCAGCAGTGTAGTCGTCTAAACTTCTTATTTCATCACGAGATATTCCCACAGGGTCTTTACTACCATCGGTTTTAATTCCATATTTCTCAAAATAAATATTTTGTGCTTCTTCGCCTTGTTTTTCCTCATTAAAATTTTTAGTTGCCCAATTACCATGAGACTGCTGGTCATGCTGTTGATGCTTTTGTATCTCGTCTGAACTTAAATCCGTCATAAACTTTGTTCCTGCCTCATCAAACCCAACAGCAGCAAAAAAATACAACTCATCATCCGACAATTTAGAAATTGTTAAAGTTTCATTTATCATTTTAATACCTCTTGAACAGCAGAAGTCACATCAGTTTTTGGGGTATTTAATTTAATTTCCATAGCGTTCTGAGCAAAAATTTCAGCAAAAGTTTCATTTTCATTTTTACCAGCATAAGAACTTAAAGAATTTTTTAGAGAAGGATTGGCTTTTAAGATATTAGATACTTTCATGATTGCTCTAGGATTAGCATTAGCATAAGCATGACCCCATTCATGAGCCAAAGTAAAATCTACGGCATTTTCTTTAGTTTCTAATGGCATCAATTTATCTTCACCAGCACTTGTGGCATGATAAAACTTAATAGACAACACATTCAACTCTATGGCAGTGCCTCCTTTTGCAGTTTTAACAGCAGCACCACCCCTACTTTCTCTTCTGGAAGTATCTTGAGCCAAAATATAAATTCTTTCAAGAGGAAACTTTTCTTGCAAAAAATCTACCTGTTCAAGTATCGCTTTACGGTCTTCGGCATCAACTCCAGTAATGTTTCTATCAACCTTATTTTGAAAAGTAACTAAAGTATTACCCTTTTTTACAACATCATGATTTTGAAAAAACTTTTTTGTTCTACTTTTGAATGCAGAAATTTGTTGAGGGGTAGCGTTTGGGTTTGCTTCTTTGAAACTATTAACTTTTGTTTCAATTGAACTCTCACTAAATACTTTGTCCCAACCACCACCAGCCCAATTACCGTGTGATTGTTGGTCGTGCATGGCATGTTTTTCAATTATTGGTTTAAGACCGGGTTGGAAACGAACTCTAACACTCATCAGAACTCTTCCACGAACTCGTCTTGTAATTCTTCAGGAGTAATTGTTCCCCTATCAGGAGGAATCAGAACAGATGTGCAACGACAATTAGGGTGCGCTGGTGGCATCAAATCACCATTAGTGAAAGGAGAATTCCAACCAACAACTTCGCCTTGTAAATCTAAACAAATATCGCAAACATCAACAGGTGCAGTAATCCACATTTTCTTTGTTGCACCATCAACAAGACCACCTTCAAATGCTTGTGTCCAACCTAAATATCTTCCACGATTAGATGCTTCCAAAATTTCTGTTCTAGCAATCATGTTTGCTCTAGCACGAACAAGTGTGGTTCGATACTTACCTGACATCTCATCTGCTCTTGCTGTTGCTTTCGCTCTAGTTAAACCTTGTTCTTCGTACTGGTCAATAAGTCTTCCACGATAATCGTAAACAGCGTTAGCCCAACGAGGATGCAAACCAACAACATTCTTCAAAATTTTTGCTGTCTCACGAACTGTTACTTGGTCAGTGAAAGAACGAGCAATGATTTGTCTGATTGAATCACGAGTGCTGTTATCAACGGCTGTGACAAGGACACCTGCTCTTGTCGTGGCGTAGAGAATTGCTCTTGGGTCGGTGGTTCTGAAATTGAACTCTGTCAGTGTTGGTCGAAGGTATGATGGAAGATTAGTTGGGTCAAGGTTTATGAACTCGCCAGCATTCAAAGGATTAACTTGTCTTGGAAGATTATTGTTTTGTCCACGCAAAACAGCGCGAATGTTTTTAGCAGTAGCACCAACACTTGAGGTGACGGCTCTGCTTAACTGGTTAACAATTGCTCTGTCAGATAAACGAATAGATAAAGAATCAACAATTTGATTTATTTGTGTTGCATTCAAATCACGCAAAGCGCGAGCGATTTCTCTTTCATCAACTCTGCCCCAAGCACTATTTATAGCGCGTTGAATAACTTGGGCTAAAGCAACTTCTTGTGGGGTTAAACTATCGGCTTTCGTAACCTTGGATGTGTGAATCATTATTCAACATCTTCCGTAGGCGAAGCCGTCTGCCCTCCATCAGCCACATCATTTATTAAAGCGTATTCATCATCGGTTAAAAACTCGTCTTTACCTTTTGGTGCAACACCCATTGCTTCAGCGTTGTTGTGGTCAGCAGGTGGAAGCCCACCAAGTTCACGCAAATAGTCTTCCAGATTAGGGTCAGACATGATGAGACCAGAGTTAGCCAACTTGGAAACATAGTCACCGATTTCTGTTAAATCAATGTGTGAAACTTCACCATAAGTTAAGAATGGTGCGCGTGCTGTGTCCATACCATTAAGTTTTAATAATCTTGGTATTGCGAACTGGTTGATAACTTCTGCAATTGAATTAGCGATAGCATCGACTGCCATTGACCACAAATCCATTTTTGCTGTGCCAAGGGAATAAGAACCAACTCTGTCATGTCCAAGGAGAATGAAATCTGAAAGAACTGACATTGCGATTCTTTGGTCGTATCTGTTAATAATTTTATCTGTATCGAACTGACGGCTACCACCTGTGGAAAGCAAAGATAGGTCAAACATTTTGTGACCTGATTCGTCATACATTAAAGGCATAACGATGCCTTCTTGTTCGTTTCGTTTCACATTCTGAACTATTTGTTCAATTGAATTACGGAAACTTATTTGTTCAGCAGATGCTGTTGAAGATAAATATTCTGGTGGAATGTAAGCGATTGGTAAACCTGCTAAATCTCTTTCAATACCAACTGCTTCGATTTCTTCGATTCTGTGTTTGAAATACCATGAACGGTAAGCGTTACGAAGAAGTGAACGACCTTCTGGGTTGTTTTTGTCATTCTTTACACGGAACAACAAAGCCTTTTCAATAGGAATAGGTTTAATATAAATTCCACCTTCTTCATCAAACATCCATTGCCAAAGTGTTTCTTGACCACGGATAGCGAATTTACGCCAACCTATTTTGTTGTCGTTAAATTTTGACCTGCGTTTAGGGTCTTTAGAATCTCCACCACGAACTTTGTAAACTATTTCGTGGAATGCGTAACCATAGGTAAGCATTGAAAGTATTTGTGTGAGTGTTGCATCCCAAGAATCTGACATGTCGTTTAAGCATTCGTTTATGAACTCTGCTGTTTCTTGGTCTTTAGGATTTGTTTCACCATCTGCTGATTTATCTGAAAATGGGTCTATGCGCCAATCAAGTCGTAAGATAACTTTTTCGATTGCGTAAAGTATTGACCCAACTGTGGGGTCGTTGTCGGACATTTCACGATAGACTCGTGCGCCTTTAGTGCCACGAAGGTTCGTTAAGAATTCTTCGTATACTGTGCCACCAGAGTGCTTTAACCCTGTTGAACCAAACTCCGATAAATCTGGTTTAGCCACTTAAACCTCTAGTCTCTTGATAAGCCTAAAACTAAGCGTAACGCTTGTGTCTCTGTGAATCCAGCCTTTTGTAATGATAAGAATAATTCGTGCATCATCACTGCTGCATCATCGAGGGTAACGATGTTTACGCTTGATTCGTTCTTCTCCATCTAAAAAATTATACTGGGATTAAGTGTATATCAACCCCAGTATTGTTTTTAGATTAACTCTTCAAATAGTTTTGTTTTCTCTTCTTGTTCTTTTAATTCTTTATGGTCTGGTTGATAGTGTTCTTGAAGATGTTCTAAATCTTCTTTAACTAAATATGTTTTGCCGTCTGCTCGTAATTCTGTTTTTAGTATTGCTGAGCATTGGCATGGAATTGTGTCTGGCATGTTTTCTCCCTTTGTAGGTGACAGGGACTTGGAGTCCTCCACTCGGTTGGGGAATTATCCGTTGGGTCGTCATCCCTGTCAAAACCTAGTATACACAACTGGGGTTTAGAAAGGAACTCCTGACCAAGAATCCTCTTTCGGTGTTTCCCAAGGGTCAGGTTGAGAAGATGGGGTAGCAACCTCAACTCTTCTACCATTAACAGGGAAACGCTTCAAAGACATCGCAATCTCTTTAATCGTAACTTCCATACGACCAGCAGGTTTGCCTTCTTTATCTGTCCAAGAATTGTAGGCAACTTCACCAATCACAATAACTGGGTCGCCTTTCTTCAAACTTGTTTGAATATGTTCAGCCAACTTATCAAACGCTGTACAAGACCACGCTGTTGTTCCTTCATTACTCCAAGTACCATCAGCATTTTTTTTAGATTTAGATGTCATCACTGTAAGTTTTGCTAAACGCAAACCACTATCTTTCGCAACAATCTCTGGGTCTTTTGCAAGATTGCCAACAATAGTAATTGCTGTACTCATTTATTTCTCCCTCTTGTTTTTCATTTTTTGTTTACTTTTAGGTGTTGCTTTGGAAATGAGTATAATACCCAACTCCAAAGGTTTCGGTTTGATATTACGAGTTTTGCGTATGAGGTCTCTTTCCTGCTCACTTAAACCACCCCACACACCCATGACACGATTATGTAAACCATATTCGGCACAAGGTTCTCGGAATTCGCAACTGAAACATATTTTTCTAGCATAACGGTAATCACTGACAACAGATGAGCCTTTTATTTCACTAGCAAAAAAAATCTCTGGGTCAGTAGAAGCACAAGGTGGGTTATCGAAGTTTGGGACTTCGTGAACCGACATTACGACTCCTTTTTATTTTTCTTTCTAATAAGTTGTGCAATTCTTTTTCCGTTTTCCCAAACTGCACCTGCTGCAACACCATCATAATAAGATGTTGAAGGTTTTACATAATGACTGCAATCATCCCAAAGATTGCAACCACGGCAATAATCTAATGCTTCTTGCGCTGTTTGTATAGTGATAGCATCAAAGAGTTTTGGATTGGCATTTCGGCAGGGCGCGAGCGATAAGAAAACAGGATTACTGTATTTTGGTTTAGGTTTTTTTGGTCGCGCCATTTGACCAAGTTTAGTTTAACTGGGGTGTATTTTCGTTCGCTCATGATTTGGGCGTGGCTCTTTCCATCCTAATACGCATGTATGGGTATCTTTCCTCTAACAATTTCTCAATCTTTGCATCATTGTCTTCGTGAAGTTGTTTTAAGATTTCTTCGCGTTCTTGTTTAGTCATCTTCTTCTTCATCGTAATCATCCTCGCTCTCACCTAGGTAATCGTCAATCTCGTCACCGATTCTGCCTATTGCGTAATCAAGCATCCCTGAATGTCTCCAAGGTGGTGAATTGTCGTCATGTATTGCCATAATCCAAAATTCATTATTGCCACCAAACCATTCGGATACAAGTACCCAACCAGTGCATATTGCTGGTTGTTGAAAAGCAACTCTGCCTAATTCGGCTATTGCATCTTCGATGGGTTTAGCATCGGGTTTTACATCGTCATCTTTACCATCGGTCATGGGACTAACAATACTTCTTTTTTAGTATTTTCCAAGGACATTCGGAAAGAGTTTTCAAATTCCGTGTGAAGGAATACTCGGTGGGCTATTTCATTGAATTCTTTTAATTGTTCAACAGGTAAATCAGATAAATCTTTCATAATGATATTGGCAAGTCTATTGAACTCACGGATATTAACCCTTTGGTTCATTACAACCTCCTAATATCTTTTAGTACCAGTTTTTCTTTAAGAAATGCTGCCAAGCGTTGCATGGATTTGAATAACGCTGGTCTATATAGCGTAATCCCCAGCGAATTTGGGTCTTTGGATTGGTTTCCCAATCAGAACCCTCACTAGCCATTTTAGACCCCGGCAAGGCTTGTGGGATGCCATAAGCAGAAGATTTTGGGTTATCTGCTGTGTGCTTCCAGTTTGATTCTTTTTCCCACAACTTGTTTAGGCACTCAAATTGTGATGCTCCCCAACCATACTTTAACGCCTCATCCCGAGCGAATGAACGACTTCTATCAGGGTGAGGTTTTACTCTCTCATGAGAGATAGCACCAATATATAAATTGGGGTTGGTTGGTGGATAATTGTTTGCGACAGATTGGAACATAGGTTCAGCCATAGCGTGCTGACTGAAAACTATTGCACCTAACCATATCGCTATCCAAGTAGCGATTGAACGCAAAAGTTAAATGTCCTCTTTTGTCGCATGGTCACTTCTGCTTACAGTTGCTTTGTTCCATAATTGACTACGCCTAATGTAATCAGGTTCGGCTTCAGCGACTCTCTGGATTGCTCCAGCGCAAATAGAAGGAACTGATGCTACGAGCATGTCATGTGCAATCGACACTGCTTCTTCATCAGTTATGCGAGGTTTTTTTGATTTAAGGACAGCAACAGCATTTTGCAATGCTTTGTCTGCATCTGTACTTGGTAGTCCAGATAATTTCATAGGGGTTCTCCTTCCCTATATCCAGTAATACTGGGGTTAGTTTATTTTAGCACTAAACCCCAGATACTTCTTGAAATGATGCTATTTCAACTCAAGGCGTTTTGCAAGGTTGAAACACCATAACCTGCTTCTTCCAACCAATTCAAAACCTTATCCTTATCGGTTTCACGAACCAGCACATCAACTGCTGTTGAGAACACATTCGATGTCGGTTCAATAAGGATGAAGATAGTGAAAGGGCAATCAATATCGCCTTTGATAAGTTGTTCACCGAATTCGTTGAAATCAACTTTTCTGTTTGTGGTTTCATCAACCCAACCTGTTGTCCAACCAGATGCGATTGAAACTAAATCCAGATTCTTTGATGAATCATAATGACCACGCCAAGCATCAGTTTTAATCCATTTTCTTGGTGAACCATTATTTTTTACAATGCTGGTAAACCATTCACTTGGTTCATCACCATCTTGCGTGTAACCAGTGTATGAACCGTAACGAACCCATTCTGCTTCACCAGAACGAACACGATAAATGGTTGATGCGTTTTGTAAATCATCTTCGTAGCATCCAGAACAAATATCTGATTCTTCAAGATTAGCCCAAACATAATCATCAGATTCTTCTTCGCAAACTGGGCAAACATATTGTTCATGAATATCTAATATTCTTTGGTCATAGTCTGACATTATTTTCTCCCTTTAATTGGGTCTCCCCCGATGCGCTCGCCAGAACACTTCGGGGGGACATTTTCAATTAGTCAATTCGTGATTGACCGTAAGCATCGATTCCGTATTCGCGTAACACTTTTGCGAATGCGTTAACGAATGCTTCTTTGCGTGTTAATGATTGACCGAACTCACGGCAAGATAGGTCATAGCCACCTTCGTAACTATTTTGATAACCTAGGTTTTTGTCTTTTAAGAACTGAACAAACTTGCCTCGTGCTGGTCGAATCTTTACCCAAGCAAAACCACAAACGCCACCTTCAATAAAATATGTTTGTTTGGTGTTGTCGATGATATTGCTGAATGGTGTAGTTTCCGTACCTACAACCATTGGGGTTACTTGAACTTCGTGACCTGCTTTTAATCCTGCTGCATAGGCTTCACGATAAATCTCGTCTACCGATGCCTTCTTGATTACTAATGTTGTCATTCTTGGGTCTCCCTTCCCTCTACTTCTATTGTACCAAACTGGGGTTTAGTGTCAAGCACCTAGCCAAACTTTTTTACAAGAAGCCAGAGTGTGAAGAAAAACCACCCAAGCATCAGCCAAGTTTCGGCTGGAGTTAAAACTATATTCATACCAGACTCCATTCCACTGATTGAAGAGTGAAACCTAAATCTTCACAGGTATAAACCCACTCTTTTGTTCTACCAACTTGAATCACAACCTCATCACCAACTGAAAGTGATGTGTGTGTTCTTTCTTGTGGCAAATTGTTTTGGATTGAATCCCAAACTTTGCCTTGTTTTAGATTTGTGATTTCAAAAACTTTTTCACAAATCTGGTAGTCAGACAAGTTTTCAAACTCGACTGGACATTTGAAAGTGAAACTTGTTACTGGCTTTTGTTCTCTGCCCTCGATGTTGCTGAAGGCTTTGTAAACTACCTTGATTGCTTTATCGTACATATAAGTGACCTCCATAGATGTCGGCTTGCTCGATTAACAACTCGAATGAATTGTCGTCAAGCAAGTTATATTTTGATTGCAATTCCCCATTTTTCTTTTTTGCTGGGGAAGACCAACTCGCTGTTTTCACGAGTTTTCCTGTTTCTTTCTCTACGAAAGCGTGAGCAGAACCATGATTTTGATTTGATTCCTTTTGAACCACACGAATAAATTTTGCGCCTTCTTGATATTCGTATGATGGCTCTTGAGTTTCAAATTTTTGGATAACAAAATCTAAAAGTTGTTCGTCTGTTTTTTTGTCAAACAACTCATCGTTTGCTGTCCAACGATAAATTTGCTCAAGGCGTAATTGTTTTAATTGATTTGTGTATTTATCTAGTCGTTCTTGTAACTTCTCGTTCACGGTTCTCCCTTCCGTTAATTCCATTGTTGCATAACTGGGGTTTAGTGTCAAGTACCTCTGATGAAGTTTTTTAATAACACAAAATTATCTTCGTATGCGCTACATACTTGACAGCATTTCAAAAGAGGCTCTCGTTGAATATATTCACAATGTGAGCAAATAGTTTTTTCTATCCATTTTGTATTTTCTTTATTCATGGGTTCTCCTGTTTGCAGTGGAAACAAGAAACTTTGCCGTTGTCATTGATGTACGCATACAAAGATTGATAGTTTTCATTACAATCTGTGCAAGTAAAATCTTTTAGATTTTCAATTAGATTGGTCATTATTCTTCTCCTTCTGGTTGGCATTCGAAACAAATAAATCCGACACCTAATTTCAATACCTCGGTGCGTTTACGACACTTAAAGCATTTGATTCCGTGCGTTACTTGTTTTTCTTTTTCCATTACTTGCCCCCCTTATTTAATTGCTTTTCACATTCTCCGTATGTTTTATGAGCAGTCCATCTATTCGTAATGACCAAACCACAGTCAACGCAAACATTTCTTTCTATCCATTTTGGGTCTTCCCATGGTTTCATCTGGGGTCTCCCTTCCCTCATACTTTAATTATACTATACCCCTGTTTAGGGTTTGGGAAGGGGGTAGGCGTGTCTAATACACTTCCCTCACGAATTCGATACCCTAGTGAACAAGGAGACAAATGGAAACATTAAGAGGCATCTCAATCGTGGTAGGCTACATCGCCCTAGTCGTGCTACTGACAATCATTGCTTAAATTATTTAACTAACAACCAACACTCAAAATTGTAAAACTTCCAAAAAATCTGTTTCTCCTTAAAACCAGCCTTCTCAGCCAACTCCATATTCTCTCTCGTAGTATTCAAACGCATCAATCTACGCAAATCCTTTTCTTTATCCAAAATCTCTTTAGCATTAAAAGTTTTCAACTTATAGTCATAATGAGAGAAACTCATAATCTCTTGAAACTTACCACTAGGACAAATTGTTTTCTCAGCCCAAATAAAAACCCCACCATCAATCAAAGCGTCATAAATATTTTTTAATAAATCTTGTCTTTTATCTCTATCAATGAATTGCAAAGTAAAGATGGACATAATTACACTTGATTCTGGGAACTCTTTCATTTCGGTTATATCAAGATTGAAAAATTCTGCCATATCAGTATTTGCTGGCAACAAATTGCTTGATTTGTCAATCCCAACTTTTCTTCCATCATGTTTGATAGATTTAATCAACTCACCTGTTGAGCAACCAAGGTCAAGCAACGCTGTATTTTTGACTAAAAAATAATCAACAATGTTTCTAATTGCTTCAGAAAGTAAATCATAATTTGCTATTGATTTCGCAATGTGGTCATCAAAATCTTTTATTGTATCGAATGAAAAATCTTTACCAGAATTCATGTAATCTTCTCCCTATTGCTTCTACTACTGGAATTGTTATAGTTCTACCACATCTTTCATATCTTTCAGAATCAGACACCTTTGTTCCATCTGGATAAAATTCTGTCCAGCCATCAGGTAAACCTTGTAGCCTTTCACACTCTAAAGGTGTTAATTTTCTAATCCTAGTTTCAATATCGGTATCAATTTGTACACCATGTCTATCTTGTGCCGTGATTGTATAACTTGGTTCATCATGATTTTTAATCATTCGACCATTAGGTGACTTGTTTAATCTTTGAACATCCATTACTGCCTTTACAGATTTGACTGCACCACGACCTTGATTATTTTGAATGCCTTTCCAATAGTGACCATCAATTGTTGGAAAAACATCTATTTCTTTAGGTTTGCGACCTGTAACGAATGGAACATTATGACCACCTGTTCCCATATTTGCTGTTAAAGTGGGAACTCCATTTGATTTGTAATCTCTAAAATATCCTCTTCGCCATTGTGAGATTTTAATTTCGTTTTCTTCTGTCTCGTCAACATTTTGTTTGTCTGTTCTGCCGATAGGAAATACTTTTGGTCTGGGTTTTCCTCTAAGATTTGCGATAAGGAATATGCGTTCTCTGTGTTGTGGGACTCCAAAGTTTTGGCTGTCAAGCAATTCCCATTGACAGTCATACCCCAAGTCATCCAAGACCCCAAGGATGATTTGGAAGGTTCTTCCTGAATCATGGTTGAGTAATCCTTTGACATTCTCAAAAAGGATGTACGGAATTCGTTTATCTTTAGCAAGTCTAAACATTTCAAAAGCAAGTGTGCCTCTTGTGTCTTCCAAACTGAATCCTGTGCGTTTTCCAGCAACGCTAAAAGTGGCGCAAGGAAATCCTCCACAAATGAGGTCTGCTTCTGGTAAGTCTTCGGGTCGAACATCTCTAATGTCTCTTGCATCTGGCTGTTCTCCGAAGTTTCGTTCATAAATTCTCCTTGGTTTTTCTAACCATTCATTAGCCCAAACACATTCGTGACCTGTTCGTTCTAAACCTAATCTAAACGCACCAATACCAGCAAACAACTCGATAAATTTCATTTCCTACCATTTATCAAAACTGTTTTTGAACTTTTCCCATTTCTTTATTTCTGAGAATTCATCCTCGTGATGCCAGAAGTAATTAAACAAACCAATGCTGATAAGTGAAACAAAAAATATTGCCAACATAACAAAAACGCTCATATTCTCCCTAACTACTATTAACTCAAACAATACCAAACCCCTGTAAATAAGCAAGCATCAGAATCGGCTTGTCGTATCCCACTTAGCATAATATCGTTCACCATCTTGCTTCGTAGCCTCAAAGAAAGCCCCTGTGGTTGTCTCATTCGGGTGATAATGTTTTATATCACAAGGCACTGACACATAGCCTTTATCAGCCATCGCTTGCTTCCTAATATCGTTATCACCGAACCACCACCTGAATTGTTCATCAGGTCGAACTGGTGAATCTAATCTTAAAACCCACGCATAACCACATATATCACTAGAACAAGGTTCAGGATAGCCAAGAACTGCGCCAGCCGATGCCATACCTTCAACAATTGTTTGCAAACTTCCTTTCTCAATCCACACATCATCATTTAGCACTGCTACAAATTTTGCCCCATGTGCTTCAGCAAAGTTTATGCCTTTATTCCACCAACGATGAATATTGAACTCATCTAAATCCCAAAGGTTGTTTACATCTTGAATTGGTTCACCGAGTTTTGTTCTAACAATAACTATTTGGTTTAACGGAATTAAAGAGTTTTCAAATATTTTTGGAAGATATTGATGCCTGTCAGCCGTTGGTATTACTATCCAAAGGTCGTTTTCTGTACCATCCATTAGGAAATTTCCTTTCTGTTACCCATTTAGGAAAACTATCATCGAACTCAATCTCAGAAAAATACTGCCCACCCTGTCTTTTAATATCATGACCAAAAGTCCAACAATGCGCCAATTCTTCATCCAGCCCATCACTAATCAATTCTTGATGAGCGAAACCACG